TTAGCCACGGCTCGGGTCGAGTACATCTTCGTGGACAAGGCGTCGGCCAAGGGTGGCATCGACGTGCTGGGCAAGACACGGAAGGTCTCTGGACCCCTGGAGTACCTGCTGGAGCTGGATTTCCTCATCGAGATCGCTGGGGACAAGTGGGTCGAGTTGTCCAACGAGCAACGTCTAGCCCTCGTGGACCATTTACTGGAGCGTTGCACAGGCGAGGAGAACGAGAAGACGGGGGAGATGCAGTGGAAGATCCGGGAGCCCGACGTCCAGGAGTTCTCCAGCATCCTTCGTCGGCATGGAGCCTGGAATGACCAGCTCACCGGGTTCGTCTCTGTTGCTCACGAGATCCAAGTGGACACCATTGCTAGGGAAGAAACTGGCGTGGACACAACCACTGAGGAGTCCTCGGAGGAGACCGTCGAAGACCTCCTGAGTGAGCTGTGAACCGTGTGGGATCTTTTGTACCGGCCTCTGAAGTTCAGTGACGTTCTCGGACAAGAGGGTGCTGTCGAGGTCTTGAAAGCAAGACTGAAGAAACGCAACGCCCTCGATTCGAGCTACATCTTCTCTGGAGCCCACGGGTCCGGGAAAACGACTCTCGCACGCATTCTAGCCCGAGCAATGCTGTGCGAGAGGCTGACTGAGGATCAGGAGCCGTGCAACGAGTGCGACAACTGCGTGGCCATCCTGGGGGATTCCTCACTAGCCTTTCATGAGCGGGATGCTGCCAGCAACGGCAAGGTCGAGGACGTGCGGGCCATCGTGGATGACCTACCGTTTGCTGTGGAGGGTGCGGAAAAGCAGATCCACCTCTTTGACGAGGCGCACCGTATGACCCCAGCCGGTCAGGACGTGCTGCTCAAGCCCTTGGAGGAGAAGGTCATGGTGGGGATCTTCTGCACGACCGAGCCGGAGAAGATCCGAGGGGCCATCCGGTCCCGGTGTGAGGAGCACCGGATTCGCAAGATCACTCGGGAGGACATCGCTGGGCGTATCCACAAGATCCTGGCTGCGGAACAGGTGGAGTTCGAGGAGGATGCCATCCTCACGGTCATCGATTGCTCAGGGGGTCATGTCAGGGACACTCTCAACCGCCTTGAGATGATTGCCCAGAAGAACGGGACGATCAGCTTGGAGGCTGTCAGGGACTACCTTGGGCTGAGCCTCACCACGACCTACTACGATATCCTGCTGTCCCTGGACAACCCTGGGGTGGCCGTACCCCTTCTGGACGAAGCCTGTGACCGTGTGGGGGCTGATGAGGTGGCTACAGGGTTGGCTGAGGCAGCCATGAACTCCTTTCGGTTAGCCCACAACATGTTCGCCGAATTTACCTATGTGGATAGGACGAAGGCCGCTTTGCTGCACCAGAAGTACGGCAACGGGGTCGTGGGGTATGCCCGGAAGTTCCTGGGGACACAGGATAGGACGAAGGTGGGACTAATTTTTGAGGTGGTGTCGTTGACCACCCAAGCGGACTTACCGAAGATTTCGGTTGCCAACCCACCACCCCTGACAGTACATTCAGCCCCGGTTCCTGTTCCTACCATGCCGGTGCCGGTGAAGCCTAATGCGGGGCAAGACTCCCTGGCTCTCACGGGTCTAGACCATCGGGGAGTCCCTGATAAACACCCCAGAGGGCATGCCGAAGTAACTCAGAAGGTTGTGTCTGCGGTCGAGAAGGACAAGGCACTGACCCCGGCTGATTGGACAAGAACGTTTGAGCGATCCTGGCGCGGCTGAAACATGGAAGCAACCGAGTGGGTGGTTTTAGAACTCAGTCCGAAGAGTGAGGGGGAAGACCCCGACACTCTCAGGGACGGTATTCTTCACTCCCTCAAGCAGCCCGGGGAGGTGTTCATCCCGGCAGCCGTGACCAAGATTTCGGGAGAGAAGGTCGTCCACTACCTCATGGAAGGCTATGCCTTTGTGAGGAGAACCCTCCCGGACAAGGACTATCTCCGGCTGGAGGGGACTCGCTGGGTGCAATCGGTGCTCACCCAGCCCACTGGGTCACGGCATGTCAGGGTTCTAGCCACGGTCGGTCAGGCCCACATCGAGCGGATCCGTCACCAAATCGAGGTCGAGATCAACCAGGGCATCAGCGTTGGCGACCAGGTGGTCATCACGAGCGGCCCGTTCAAGAACATCACGGCCACCGTCATCGAGGAGATCCCCGAGCAGGATGCCGTCCAGGTCTACGTCCAGCTCAGGTCGAAGCAGACTATCCTCACCCTCCCCAGGTCTGGCCTCCAGGTGGGCACCAGAAGCCCCCTCTCACCCCTGATCGGGCGTCTGAACCTCCTGAAGTCGTGGGTCGAGAGATCCGAGCCCGTGTTCAACTGGACTGACCTGTTTGACACCGTGCTACAAGACTACGGGGCCAGCGAACGCCTGGATGGATGGGTGGCCAGGAAGCAGAGCCCATATAGCTGGCGGTGTTTCTTCGACTGGAAACCGCTGGAGAAGCGCAACTTCGTCAATAGAGTCCACGAGATACAGACCTTATCGGACTGGTACCGTGGGATGGTTCCCCATCTGAGGTTCATGCTGGCGGACCAGAGGGTGAACGGGGTGGACGCCCTCAACGGACCCCTACCCGATGAGCATGGGGTGGTCCGAGAGCTGGGGGATACCCTGACGTTCCCGAAGCTGGAGGAGAAGGTTCTGGAACTGGCCTGGTTCGAGGATGTCCTGGACCGGGGTAGATGGATCCGCAACGATATGAACGAGTTGCTGAAGCAACAAGCCACCCGTCGTCGCAGAACTGGAGTCGGAAAAGTGCCTCAGAACATCATCATAGACGGCCACAACCTCGCGTTCCGCTGCCTCTATGCCCCGGGGATGGCCGACCTCGCTGATAGCCAGGGGAGGCCCACAGGGATCATCCTCGGCTTCCTACGGAGCCTGGGAGCCCTCCGAAAGAGGTGGGCCTCAGCCATGTATGTCTCCTGGGATGGGTCATCACAAAGAAGGAAGGCCAAGTACCCAGACTACAAAGCACATCGGCCCTCACATGTGGGCTCACCTATATTTGACCAGATTGGGTACCTGCGGAAGATTCTTCCTGCCCTCGGGGTGTACCAGGTGTGGAACCCCAATGAGGAGGCGGACGACGTGATAGCCACCCTGGTCAGGAAGAAGCTTTCCAGCCAAAAGACCGTGATTTTCGGCACCGACAGGGACTTCCTCCAGCTCGTTTCTACCAACGTGTCTGTCCTGATTCCTGCCCTTGGAGCCCGCAAGGAAGTGATGTTTGACCCTGATGGGGTCTCCGAGCACTATGGCGTTGCACCTGAGACTATGGTACAGCTCCGTGCCTTGCTCGGAGATACGTCCGACAATCTGCCCGGCGTACCGAGGGTCCCCAAGAAGGTGCTCAAGCAACTCATTCAAGCTCACGGGTCGGTGGACGCAGTCTACCGGTCTGGACTTGCTGGGGTATCCAAGGTACAGTATGACCGTTTGAGGTCCGCAGAACCTCAGGCCCGCATCAATGTGGACCTGATGGCTCTAAAGGATGTACCCTTCACCAAGGTAGATCCAAATCCAAATCCAGATGAGGTAGCTGCCCTTTTGTTGGCGGTCGAAATGAACCCCAATTCGATCCTGGAGACGTTCTTTCAGCGTTCTTCAGAACATGCGACGGGATTGACACTATGAGTGTTGGCTATGTTATCCCAGTTGACCCTTCAGAATTAGCTAACCGCTTCTCGTATGACGAGTCGGACCTGGAATTCAGGCTCGATGAGCTGGCAGTAGATGCCTACGAGGAGTCCGAAGCCGAATCCAAAGGCTTACCCGAGGGATACGAAGCCAGGGTGGAAGCCCTGTTAGATCGTATCCCCGAGCGTGAAGCAGACCTCATTTATCTGTACTACATCCTGAAGAAGCGGCAGGCAGACATTGCCGCCATCTTCGAGGTGACACAGGCGGCGATCAGTTATCGTCTTGACCGTGGACTCCAGCGGATCAAGTTCCTGCTCAGCATCCCAGAGGTCACCGAAGAAGAATTACG